TCCTGTATTGCTTGTGCTTCATCTGCTTTCTTTTGTTGCCAATTAGTAAATGGATTAAATGCGCCTAGTGTATCTTTTAATATATCATATGTCTGAGGTAATACTTGGTACATATCATACGCACTTTGAATAATTTCAGGTGCTTCATCACCCGGCATCATACCATATTGCAGTCTATTTTGCATATTTGCTGGAACATAGTCTGCTTTTAATATTCCATCTTCGTCTTCATAACTTATAGGTCGATGACCTCCAGGAAAGCCACCATATTCTGGATGAGGTCCCTGAGCGCTAAAGTTTCTATCTTCTGGTCCTCTGCCTAGCTGTTGTGCAAGTCCACCTTGTGGAAGTGGTTTAGGTCCACCACTACCTCCTACTGCTGTATTCTCGATCCCTGTACCTGCTGTACCTTCTGTGCCTGTAGTTGCCCCAACCATAGAATTCCAATCATAATTAGGTCCACTGAATTGATTATAATATTGATTAGCATACTCGGGAGTCATCGTTTGCGTCCAAGGTGTCCCACCACCTTGTAGACCTACTCTTCCACCGTAAGCTCTTTGGAGTTTGTTTTCGTTTATTTCTGTGTCTCCTCCAAAGCCCATCCAATCTGCAGCACTTCTAAGTCCTCCACCAACCATTCCTTCAAAATCACCTATTGGATCACCTTCTCCAAACCATCCAGCTTCACTTGCCGCTTTAGCTCCCATATAACCAAGGTCTGCTGCCAAAATAGCCCAACCTACTGGCCCTGTAAAAGCCATAGCCCCTCTCAGAGCTATTTTTTTCATTATCTGTTTTTTAAGAGCTGGATTCTTAGCTGCATCTGCCAGCATCTTCGTTACACTTGTTGCAGTCTTATCACCAAATTTTCTCCTAACCCCTTGCACAGCATTCCCCATCAAAACGGCTGCCTCAGGTGCTGCTGCAGCATCCAAACCTATTCTCATAGCTGATTCTCCAACAGATTGATCTGTATAACCGCCTTCACCTTCATCTTTTGGAGTCCACTCACTATACCAAGGTTCTTCTAATCCTTCTTGTCTATTGGAAACAGCATCTAAAACATTAGCTGCAACATCTTCAGATCCCGGTCCTTCTTGAGCAGCTGCTGTAGCATCTGTACCAGTTGCGGCTGCTAATGTCTCAAGTAATGTATCTACGTCGTTTGCGTTAGCTGCCTCTGCTTCTTTAGGGTTTATAGTGTCTCCGAATTCTTCTATTGCACCGGACCAGTCGAAGGGTTTTGTTCCTCCAGCATTTCTGATAGAATCATATATGCCTTCAGTTCTTTCTCGAGCTGCTCCTACATCTTGCCATGCACCGGAAGCTGGTCTCATTCCAGAATAATCTGGCATTCCAACTTTATCCGCCCATATACTCATTAGTCGCTCCTTTTTTCCATAATACTAGCCTTCATTTCTTTTATACCATCTTTAGCTAAAGAAACAGAAGCCCTAAGTTTAGCATGATCATCAGCCTGTTCAAGTTTATCTTCTGCTATATTTTTTGCTTGAAGCATTTTAGAACGCTCTAGATTTAATTTATCTTCTGCTTGTTGCTGGTTAGCTTGATCTTCTTGTGCTTTAATATCAAGTTCTCTGTCTTTTAATTGTAATAAAGGATCACCTTCTATTTGGTTCAGAACTTCTTTTTCAGCTTTTGCATAATCTTCCATAAACTCTGCAATTAAAGTTGCCTTACGTGCCTCAATCGCAACTTGTAAGTTTGCTGCTTGTTCTTGTATCTGTTGAACTTGTGGAGGTACCTGAGCTTGTGGGTTTTGTTGTTGTTGCATAAGCACTGGTTCAATCTGTTTTTGTAACTGTTGCATCTTTTCCATTTGTTCCTTGTATTCTACTTCAACATGTTCTTGTGCCATTAGTACAATATGCTCCATACAATTCTGTTGTAGTATTCCTAAAGTTTGTGGATTGTTTCGACTAATATTTGTACCCATAAACAATAAGTGTGTTTTCATATGTGCCTGGTGATCTTGTTTAGGGAATGCTTGAATCTTTTTAGCATTTAAAGCTAAAACATTTTCTGCTCCAGGATCCATTGCTTGTGGTGGTGGCGGCGGTGGTAAAACTTGATCAATATCTTTTACACCTAATGCTTCATACATATGTCTATATGCATGATAAACATTATGTAGTCCAGGATTAGACATTGCAATTTGTAATTCACTTTGTGCAATAGCAATTCTTTGTGTCTGCGAGAATATATTAGGATCTGCTACAGGGATAATATCAACCTTTTCATTAAAATCAGTTTTAAATATTTCTTGTTGTCCACCTACAATCTCATATGGATACGCGCCAGGTAGATAAGTAACAAAACATTTCTCAAGTAACATGAACTCGAATTTCATTGCTGCATAAATTCTTTTGTGTATAGCAGACATAACCCGCGATCCGCGTTCCAAGAGCGCAACAGTAGTGCCCACGGCTGCCGATTGGTTGCCGTCGCCCACTTGTAGATCAGCTATACTCGCGAACCGCTGACCTGCGGCTACGACTGTTCCCATTAACTGAAGTAATGTCTGATCTGGACCTTTAAATGGTAAAGGCATAAATGCATCTTTAAGATTTCCACCAGGAGCATCTACGTCACGGAACTCGCCCGGCTGCAACGGTTGAGCTTCGTCTCTGACGCGGATGCCTCGCATTTTGAATCCGGCTGGTAAGTTTGACAAGGTGCCGGCGTCAAGAAGTTGTCTTAGTGCTGCTGTTGCAGTGCGAGACAAGCCGCCGATCATGTGTATTAAGCCGAACCCGTAAAATCCGAGTCCTGGTAGAAATTTAAAGTGGACAAAATAATCTTTTCGCTTTTTAGTCTGATCTTGTTCAGACCAGTTTCTTTTTATGCTTAAGATTTCCCCTGAACCTTCATCCAAAGTTACTATGTAAGGAAACTTGATTCCAGAAGACTCTTGAGTCTCAGGATTAATATCTTCAAAGCCTTCTATTTCTAAATGTATATGAGCTTCTAGTATTGTGAATATTTCATTTTTCTCAGGATCAACGCCTTCTAATTCATCTTTTTTTTCTTCAATAGAACTTGAAACAACAGCTGTAGAACCGTCGCCTAAATCTATATCACGATACACACCAGCAAGTTGCTGAGTTCTTAAATCGTTTTTAGTCATACTAATTTTATGAATAATACATTCAGTATCATCTAGCGAAGTTGAATTATATGGGACATATAAATCTTCTGCTGGAACGAATTTAGAAACACATCTTCCAAGAACTGCATCATAATAAACTTTTTTAAATGTAGATCCTGATAGAGGTAAATTAAATAACATTTGATCGAATTCAGGCTCATATTCCTTCATATTTATCATTAATTGATAATTCATGAATTCTTTTACACGCCTTGCCTGTTTTACTTTTTCAGGAGTTTCTAAACCAATAATCTGAGTTCTTACTGGGCCTCCTGCTGGCAATAACTCTTTATAAGCTAAAGCTTGAAACTGTGTGACTGCTTCTGCTAAAACTGGGTGTGTGGCGCCACTTGCTCCTTGAAATGGCTCAGTTCTATCGTCATATTTAAACCCAAGTAAGTCAAGTCCATTAGTGTAAGTTTTCTCCCAATCGCCTCTAGAAGATTGACAATCTTCATACGCTTCTTGAATATCGTTTGATACTGAATTAAGAACATTATCATCTAAAGCTTCTGCTAAGTTTTCTTGGTGACCTGCATACCCCTCTTGTTGTTGTGGTTGACCAAAATTTATATCAGCTCCGCCATCCTCTAACATATCAACATTAGGTTCTATTGGTTCTTCTGCTTCTAGTTCTACATCTTCGTCATAAACTGTTTGTGAGTCTTTTAACTCATCAATAGGTTCATCCGGTATTGCTCTTTTATCTATTGCCATTATTTTCTCCTAAATAAACTTCCTACTCCAACTTGTCCACCTTTTTGAAAAGGATCAATTCTCGAAGTTTGTGGACCTACCAACTGTATGTCTTCAAATCTTGTTGGTCCTCCACCCTGATTTGTTCTCTCTACTCCTTTACCACTTGGATAAATAAATCTATCAGAAAACCAATCACCAGTGTCGATTGTGTCGTGCATTAGTGATCTTCCTGAACGTGGATCTGTGTTTTTAAATTTACTTGTAAAAAGATTTTTAACTGTCTCATAATCATCAAGCTCATGTGGTGAGTGTTTTTTGCTACCTTTTTTGAATTCATGTTCTACAATCTTTTCTATAACTCCACTCATAAGATTTGGTTGAAAATCTGAAAAATCTGAATCACCCCACGTATATTCACCAACATTATCTGAACCACCTTTTGCAAAACCAACTCTTCCACCAGTTGCAAAATCTCCAGCATTTGGATCTTCTCTAAGCATTTGTTCTAACCAAGCATCGAATCCTTCTGGATCCTCGTCTGCCATTTTTTGCGCTTTTGGATTGTCCCAAAGAGTCTGCGCTCTTAGTTTTTCTTTTTGGATTAGTTTTAAAAAAAGTTGTTTCTGTTGATCAGTATAACGAGTAGCATTTTGTATCGAATCTTCTAATGCATGAATTGCCTCTAACTCTGTATTTGGGTCTCTAATAATATTTTTTATTTGTTCCATATCACCGATCGCTGCTGGGTTTTGTCCTAAAGGTAATTTAGGCTCCAATAATTGTCTCTCACGTTTAGGATTTAATGCTGTTCCCATCATTTTCTTTAAAAGTCCACCACCCCACATGCCAACGCGGCCACCTACTGCATGCTGAGGTCTAACTAGTTTATTGTACGCGGCTAGAAATCTTTGGAGCGCGACTCGGGGATGAACTCCTTCATCCATCTCTCTTACCATATCGTCGACTAATGCATCTTTAGCATTCATTTCACCTAATTTAAATTCAGCTTCTGTCATCATAGTTTTTGATTTATCTTTCATTGCGCGCATCTCAGTAAGCATCTCATTCACTTCTTCATCAATTTTTGAAACTTGCATAATTCCTTCTTCTTTAGGTCTTGCAAAAGCTTCTCTATGCCTTTTTGCAATAACAGGATTAAGTGGATCAGGTTGCCACCCTGTACGGTGTTTTGTTGCTTCTCCTA